TCTTTCGGAGCAAACATTTTAGTACCAACGGCGATCGAGTCGCCCATAATTAAACATTCTAACATTATACTTGTATCCCTGTTACTTGTTTCAGATATTGTGTAGCAACCTGTGCACTCGTTTCAGTAGCACCGACGATCACAGTGTCAGAGATAACGACGTTGTTATCAGGAGCTGACATCATCCATGGCATCATCGCAAATCCTTGTGGTCCCATACCAACTGTACGAGGCTTAATGAGCTCGGTGACTCCGTCTTCTTGCTTGACACGAGAGATCAACTCTTCGCCCGACATGAGCTTAATTGTATATACTTTATTCTGTTCCATTATTTTCTACCTCATAACGAATATTTGTGCCTTTCCAGACTTTGATACCAAGCCCATCGTATTCCCAGTCACGTAGATCAGGATCAAGTTCTTTCATATCTGGTTTCGGAGTATCATAGACCACTTCGTGCACATACTTAAACTTTTGTTCGTCTGACCATTCACGAAGATAATCATTGTCCTCGTCAAATACACGAAGATACTCTGCATCATCGATTACGCGAGCAGAAGTGACTAACTCGTCGATATGCATCTGAGAAAACTCTTCCGCCTCATTCATCGTGACTGTGTCTTTTGCATGTTCAGCACTCTCACAATCGACAACATATCGAATCCGATGCATCGAGATTGTTTCTACAAGATACTTAGGCATCGTCTTTCAATCCCATTTCTATCAACTGATCAGGAGTTGAGTACCATTTTAGCACAATCTCAAGCGCGTCGATATGTTTTTGGATCTCTATATCATCAGCTTCCTGATCATCCCATACAAAGATGTGATGATTTGCTCCAAGATCTCGACGCAAAGTATCCCATGTATCACGAAGTTGGTCAACAACAATCTTATCAGCCATTTCATAAGTTAAATCAATCGTATACTTACTCATTTCACTTTTCCTTTTCAACAATAATTGAACAACATTTACCACCAAACCCAAACGAGTTGACAAGAACTTTCTTGACGTCAGTCTCGATGTTCTCCATCACCACATCCATATCAGTGTCTTTGCAACCAGCGGTATGAGGAATCACACCGTTCTGAATAGACAGTACACTGTAAATCGTTTCAAGTACACCTGCTGCAGCGAAAGTATGTCCAATTTTTCCTTTATTGGAATATATCGGCGCATCGGTAAACTCGCGAACCACATTGTATTCTGAAATATCTCCAAGCGGTGTACTCGTGCCATGCGAGTTGATGCTATCAACACCTTCAAGATTCAGTTTTTCAAGGCATGCTCTTGCTCCTGTGCCAGAAGGAGAAGTTGGATCGAGTGCATCAGAAGCGTTTGCGACTCCAGTAATACGAGCATAAATCTTCGAACCCATCTCTTCAGCTTTCTTACGAGACTGAAGAATGATGCAACCTGCGCCTTCTCCCATAATAAAACCATCACGATTTTTATCGAACGGCATTGACTTCGTACCGATAGCTCGCATTGCAGAGAAAAAGCCTAAGTCAAGATCATTTACTCCTGCATCAGAACCTCCTACAATTACATAGTCATATTCATCAAGAAAACGCATGGCATAATCGATGCTTACGAGACCGGTAGCACAAGCAGAATACACACACGTGTTGATACCGCGATAGCCATACTTAATAGAGATATTACTACACAAATAGTCGATAGTAATCTTAAGCCCTTGCTTCGGCTTCAGCGGCTTTCCAGATGCCCGCGCGCGGGCCTTCGAAGTATTTCCACCAGTCAAAGTCGAAAAAACTACACCAACATTTGAAGAGTGCGGAAGTCCTGCCATATGAAGAGCTTGTTCGACAGCATGCATGCCATAGTGCACAGTACGATTAGTAAAATTTTCGTCTATTTCTATTTCAGGATACATTCCATATTTAACTTTATTGCCGTATCCTTCGTGGATGTGTGGATCAACAAGTTTATGGAAGTCTCGATCATTAAGCATATTCTCCCAACAATCGATGGGATTATCGCCTAAGGCGTCGATCATTCCAAAGCCGACGATACATGCTTCCTTCATTCTACAACTTTCTTATAACGATTAATTGTTCCATCGGCTTCTTCGACCATAATCTCATCCATACGAGGATTATGAGCTAGAATTCTTTGTTCATGATCTGCAATGATCTTACCGGCTTCACGAAGAGTACGCATCACAGCATTAGCAATTCCAAACTTATTGCGGCCGGTATTTCGCGCTTCTTCAACCGCATCAGCACTGTCGCGATACAACTCATCGGACAACGACCAAGATAAGTCGACAGCATTAGCAAAATCTCCTACGCGCCGAAGATATTCTTGTCCTCCGTCGACAGAAATAGCTCCACATGTGCAAGTTACAAAGTCATGACGATGCTTTGAGACGATAAGGTCTCCACATGACAAGCAATTTACTGCATTTTGAACAATCATTCTGCTATCACCTTTTCGTGCACTTGTGTAATGTGCTTACACTTATTATAGAAATTAAAACCAGGACAGTCACACACCCAACCTTGATCGAGCATCGTGACGTGATACTGTTTGCCTTTACAGTTTATATATGGCCATGTCAGACCAACCAAATGATGATCGTAAAAATTGATACCAGCCATTGCAAGCGGCGTGCGAAAGGCGGAATAAGTTGGCGTATGGTCAATCATAGGTTCACCTTACTACAAAAATTTAATTTTGTAAACCCCCTAAAGCGAGAAGAATCAAAATAATAAAAAGAAAACCATAGAGGGCAAATCGAAAAAAAATCTTGGCGACCTTAAACCCGACCCAAAGGAAGAAGCCTAAGATCGCCAAGAACGGCAACGATGAGAGGAGGAACACGATGCTCAACCGCGTCTCTTACCAGTTGCCGGATCGGCCGCTTCAGACTTGGAAAGGACAACAAGTCCGCCTTTGTTATAGGCTTGGCCGATGATATAATTGCCGCTGACGGCAAGCTTTTCTTTCTCGTAAGAGGAATTCTTTGCGTAGTGTACACCGATCTCGTTCTGAGATGGGTACTTTTTACGATGATCTGATACGTTGTAATCAGGCATCGGTGTGCCACGAAGCTTAGGCTTGTAGTTGCCTGCACGGTACTGCTGATATTCTTCGAACGTCTTTGGCTTAACACCAATACGCTTGCAAAACTTACAGTCTTCGAGCCAAGCCAAACCAATTTTGGTGTACTTCGACGTCGTCATTTTAGACTTACGCTTGCCATGATGAGTGGTAGTGTAAGCAGGACCAAGAAGATGCATTGTCATAATATAATTTTCTCCTGATTCTGGTATACACTACCACGCATTAATTGTACATGCTTTTACAGGACCTTTATATCCTGTATCTTTCCAACGTTGTTGGATTCTTTCTTCTACCTCATCGAAGTGAAGAGGTGTGAAGTCGGTTTGCTCTACGCATACGCAGAGATATCGAGGATCGGGCTTCATGTAACTAGAACTCATAAGAGTTTCGTCAATCATAATCTCATTAGCATGAAGATGCCCATGGACATTGACCTTGAATCGTTCAGTCACGCAGTCAGGATGCAGAGGGATATGACTCAGAATAAACTTATCCACGAATACACGAACACCGTGGATCTGTTGGAAACCAACTTCACGATAGTCTTCGTCCTTGAAGATGTCGTGGTTACCACGGATGAGGATCTTACGACCGTTCATACGCTTTACCAGTTCGAGATACTTCTTATTGATTACCACGTCGCCAAGAAAGTAGACAGTGTCCTGCTCTTTCACTTTGGCATTGTGACGCTCAATCATAGTCTCGTTCATCTCTTCGGTCGAAGTGAACGGACGCAGCGGACTGCCGTCCTCGAGCTTGAACTTTTCCCACGAGTTCGTATGACCAAGATGATGGTCAGAGATAACGAATCTGTTTACAAATCTAGTCATCACCCATTCTTTCATTGTATAAACGAGCTGCTTCTATACTGAGAGACAGTACAGCTTCTGCATTGATATTGCATGCAACGTACACGACAATCCATTTGGCAATGTATGCGGTGATACGATCTTTGCGAGATAACGTGTTATTCACATTTCCACCATACGTTCGTATGCAGCACGATCGGCTTGCTCATCGAGCCAAGCT